TGTAACGTCATCAGGGCAAATAAAAGTAACAGGATCGAACGCATCGACTGTCGCATTTTCTGTTGGCGATGCAGGCACAGGATTTTTTAACACAGGCTCAAACTCTATTGGCTTAAGTACTGGTGGATCAGAGAAGCTACGTATCGCCTCTAATGGCCTAGTCACCGTTAAAGAAAACCTTTACATGGAAAGTGGTGGCATTTTCTTAGGTGGTTCTGGAGCCAGTAATTACTTAGACGACTATGAAGAAGGCACATGGACTCCTGCAGTAGGAGCAGGATTTACTTCCGGTACTTACAGTTTGCAACTTGGACGTTACACAAAAATAGGGCGCATGGTTCATTTTAGAATTCAATGTAATATAAGTGGTGGTACTAGAAACTCATCGCAAGTGGCTATTACACTTCCTTTTACTGCGGCTAACAATGGTCATCCGGCAGGGTTTGGTGTATGGCCTTTTGTTGACGGTGATGTGACAGGCAGTGTTAGCACAAATCCTCCCACGCTTTATGTTAATGCTAATCAGGCATACCTGTCGATGTATAAAACGACAGGAACATACTTTTTAGGTACAGACTTAGCTGGGGCAACCCCTAACTTCTATGTCTGCGGCTCTTATGAAACGCCTACTTAATTACCGCCAGTGGATTCTAGGCACGGACAGGAGAATAATGGTAGAGATCAAGCCTTGGTTCGGGCCAATCAAATGGTACATGAAGCTCTGTAGGTTCCAAGGCTGGACATCGTATTGGAATGTTATCTACCTTGATCCTAAGTATCTAACTGATGAGCGGTTGATACGCCATGAGATGACGCACATAAAGCAAATGGAAGAAGAAGGTAAGTTTAAATTTACTTGTAGGTATCTTTGGTGGACGTTGAAGTACGGCTATCAAGACAACCCTTATGAAGTAGAAGCTAGAGCCTCAGAAGAAGTTAAACCTTAATGAAGATGGGGCAGAATCACGACATGGAATTGGAAACACAAGCGCAACTTGAGAAACACGAAGCTGAGTGCCTATTACGTTATACCTATGTACAAGACAAACTATGCAGTCTTGACAAGCGACTATGGAGACTTGAAGCTATGGTTATGTTGAATGTAGTTGCCGTCATAGGCGCAGTGCTTGCTGTTTTATCGCAGGTAAACTAAGTGATCCTCGAAGCCATTGCGGTGGTGCAGACCGCCAATGTTGCAATTGGTGCGATCAAGGAACTCATAGGAAATGGTAAGGATCTAGCAGACTGTGGAAAAGAACTAACAACGTACTTTACAGCTAAATCTAAAATTCAATTAGGCGCACAGGCTACAGGTTCAGGAAACGATTTAGAATTATTTTTAAGCCTTGACAAACTCAAGCAACAGGAGTACGAGCTCAAGCAGCTTATGATTTACACCGGACGTTCAGGCATGTGGGATGACTGGATTCGATTTCAAAATTCACAGAAGAAACAGAGAGACAATGATAAACAGCAGATTGCCCTTAAGAAAGCCAGCCGAAGAAAAAAGATTGTGGATTGGACTATTGGGATTGCTGTTGCCATTGCCGCCCTTTCTGCTGTTGGCTTATGCTTTTACATCTTATATTGGGTAATTCAAACTAAGGGCAAATAAGTGTATGAAATATACATTTGAATGTACATTAAAGTGTACAAAGTCTAAGGGTCATTAACGATGGTAACTGTAATGGGTATTGTATTTGTTTTCTTGTCTCAAGGGGTAACTCAGTTTCAAGAAGTTAGAAAGTATGATTCCTTGGACGCTTGTTGGGAAGATGCAAAGGTTGTTATGCAAGACAAGAAGACACCTTACCATATGGCATGCGTTCCACAGTTTATAAAAGGGACTAGTACATGATTGGTTTAGTAACAGCGATTACAAGTCTAGCAGGAACCTGGGTTAAGGGGAAGGTAGAATCGAGCACAGCTATATCCCAAGCCAAAGCATCCGCATTGACCACAGCCGCTCAGTCAACAGCCGATTGGGAACGGATCATGGCAGAGTCAACAAAGAACAGTTGGAAGGACGAGTGGTTAACTATTGTCTTCTCAGTGCCTCTAATACTTGTGTTTATACCAAGCATGGTTCCACACATACAAGCAGGGTTCACTGTTTTGACTTCCTTGCCTGAGTGGTATCACAACGTATTGTTTTTAATTGTCAGTGCTAGCTTTGGTGTCAAAGGTGTCACTGGTGTAATCGAAAAGATAAGGAAATAACTATGATGTACGGTAAGAAAAATTCCGCATACAAGACTGAAAAGAAACCTGCTAAAAAGAAAGCTGTTAAAAAGAAACCTGTTAGTAAGGGTCTTCGGAGCTACAAGTAATGGCTAAGGGCATGAAGCATTACTTTAAGAATGGCACAGAGCACAAGGGAGCTACACACAAAGATCCTAAAGGCAAGCTCATGTCCGGTGCAAAACATACTTCAACAAGTAAGTATCTGTTCCACTCTAAAGATTTGTCAAAGACTGCACAGAAGAAGAGTAAAGCATAATGGCTACTCCTACAAACAAATCATTATATAGCCGTGTTAAAGCAGAAGCTAAAAAGAAATACAAAGTATGGCCTTCTGCGTATGCTTCAGGATGGCTCACCAAGGAGTACAAGAAACGTGGCGGTAAGTACAAAGCCTAAAGGTGGCTTGACTAAGTGGTTTAAAGAAGATTGGGTTGATCTGAAGACAGGAAAAGAATGTGGACGTAAGAGTGCTAAAGGTTCATCTAAGCGTCCCTACCCTTCTTGTAGACCTAAAGCAGTTGCAAACAAAATGACTGCGGCAGAAAAGAAAAGTAGTGTAAAACGTAAAACATCTTCTAAGCCTATTAAGCATAAAGTCACTGCATCAGGAAAGCGTAGGAAATGATAAAAAAATCTTTTGGTGCTCACATTACAAGCGCAGGTACAACCACATTGTACACTGTCCCAACAGGCAAAAAAACTGAGTATCGTGCCGCTTACATTACAAATACGGCTGGATCAAACGGGACTGTGACTATGGTGATTGGAGGTTTAAATTTTCTATCAGGTTATACTATAAGCTCTAAAGAAATCTTACATCTTGGCGGTAGAGAAAATGATTTTATTGTGTTAAAAGCAGGTGACACAATTACAGGTACATCAACGCAAGACATGACAATGATTGTTTCTCTTATTGAGTACGCTGATTTAGTCCAAGGAGGTTAAAATGACTACGTTTAAAAAGAATCCACCACCTCAAATTAAAGGCTATGTCCCTATTGGTAAGGGATATTATTATAGACCGGGCGATACTGTTAACTCAGAAAAACCTAAAAAGAAAAAACCTACTAACCCTATTGATGACGATAAGAATTGGATAAGAACTCCTAACGCACCTAAAGGCAAGAGGTTCTAATGGCTGTTAAAAAAGATTCACGACTTACAAGAGCAGGTGTTTCTGGTTTCAACAAACCAAAAGCAACCCCAAGTCATTCAAAGAAATCTCATGTAGTAGTCGCTAAAGAAGGCGACCAGATAAAGACAATTAGGTTTGGTGAGAAAGGTGCGAGCACAGCAGGGAAGCCTAAAGCAGGTGAGAGTGACCGTATGAAAGCAAAGCGTAAGTCATTTAAAGCTAGACATGGAAAGAATATTGCTAAGGGTAAAATGTCAGCGGCTTATTGGGCTGATAAAGTTAAGTGGTAGGTATTGACATTTGAGTAAATATGTGATATACTATTACTCAATCGTAGGAAACGCAAATGACGTATATTAATTTAGTAAACAACATCTTAAAACGATTAAGAGATAACACAGTGTCAACAGTTGTTGAGACTAACTATGCTGAATTAATCGGTGTGTTTATTAATGATGCCAAACAAGAGATCGAAGATGCTTGGTCATGGTCTGGATTGAGAACTACATTAACTGCAACAACTTCTTTAGATGTCTTTAACTATGAACTTAATGGTAGTCAAAATAAACTCACAGTGTTGGATGTTGTGAACAATACGGATAATACATTCCTTGAGTATAAAACTGCACATGAGATGAATGCTTTATTTTTAAACAACGATCCGCAAAAGGGATCTCCACGGTACTATAGCTTTAATGGTATCTCAACTGATGGTGATACACAAGTAGATTTATATCCTATTCCTAATGATACTTACGTTATTCGTTTCAATGTGATTCAACGTACTGGTGATCTAGTAGAGAATGATGACTCTCCTTTGATTCCTACACAACCTATCTTGCACCTAGCCTATGCAAAGGCTTTAGAAGAGCGTGGCGAGGACGGCGGTATGTCACCTGTATCAGCCTACGCTACAGCACAACGTACCCTGTCTGACGCAATAGCATTAGATGCGGCTAAAAGTCCTGAAGAAACAGTCTGGTATACCGTATGAGCAAACCTTTAGTCTCAGCTTCTATTGCCGCACCGGGATTCTTAGGACTCAACACTCAAGAGTCTTCAATCACCTTAGAAGACGGCTATGCGTTAGAAGCAATTAATTGTATTATTGATAAGTATGGACGGTTAGGTTCTCGCAAAGGATGGGAACTTATAGCTTCAGGTGTAGGACAAGGAGTGTACAGTGAACAAAGTACTAACATTTTTAATAAACCCGTTCTTAATCGAAGCAGTGAAATTGCAAGTATTCGCAGAGACATTGAAGACAATCGGATAGAAATTACCTTTAGTGCAAATCATGGGTTAACAGTCGGGACTACAATAGAAGTTTATGATTTTAAGGCAAGTGCGGGGTCTCTACACCATGAACCCGATGATCTTAATAAACCTACAGCCGATACTGGCTACACTTTTAATGTTGCAAGTACTACGTTATTAACGTCTGTTGATCCTTTAGCTAATCTTGATGGGAGTAGCTCTACAAGAAACACTATTAGTGAAGCTTTGTTTGAAGTTCCTGCCATACCTTTAATTGATGGCGCACATCGTTTAGTTAATGCAAGTGGAAGCGATGACATTTATGTGTGGGGAACTCAAACAGATGTAAAAGAACCTCCGGGTTATTTTGGATTTTATTTTCTTTCAAGCTCAAACCAATTAAGTCCAATGGCAACCGATACTTCTAATGCAGATTCTCTTAAAGAGTTTCAAGCTGTGAGTTTAAATAATCGTGTGTACTTATTTCAAGAAAGTCACTACCCAATGCGAATAGGAGGTTGGGGAAATCCGGGTGTTAAATACTTAGGTGACGTAGAAGATGCTTTTGCTAGTTATATAGATCCAGATACAGGTGTTGCATTTGCAAATGAAGCCGCTTACAGAGCGCATATTCCACAAGCAGATGTTGCGTTATCTGCATACGGACGAGTGTGGTGTGCTCGCACAGCTAATGATAAACTTACAGTATACTGGACTGACCTGCTTGATGGGTCTAAGTGGGTTGGTGGTTCATCTGGTTCATTAGACTTAGCGGCTATTTTAATTAATGGTGGTGATGAGATCACTGGACTAGGCGCACAGAATGGTCAGTTAATTGTGTTCCTACGAAACTCTATTGTTATTTTTGCAGACAACACAGGATCAGCTTCATTTGATCCTGCACAACTTCGACTTGTTGAAGTTATTAATCGTGTTGGTTGTGTCGCAAGAGACAGTATTCAAAACACAGGATCAGATATTATCTTTTTATCTGAAGACGGCTTGCGTTCTCTTGGTAGAGTTATTCAAGAAAAGTCTCTACCAATGCGAGACTTGTCTGCAAATGTCAGAGATGATTTAGTACACGATGTTAGGGGACACCCACTCAAAGATATTAAATCTATTTACTCAGAAGACAATGCATTTTATTTATTGTTGCTTCCAGCTTACAAAAAAGTTTATTGTTTTGATACCCGAAGAACTTTACAAAACGGTGCGTTAAGAACTACTATTTGGGATAATCAATTGCAAGGGGCTATGCTTAGTTTACCTAATAAAATTTATTTAGTAGGTTCTTATGGGTTAGCAGAATATAAAGGCTACACAGATAACAACGAAAACTATTACTTAAAGTATTACACTAACTACTTTGATCTTGGTAATCCGAATCAACTAAAAAGTGTGAAGAAATTAGGTGCGACAGTTATCGGTGGTTCTGGTCAAGACTTTATTTTAAAAGTAGGCTTTGATTATGAAGATGCTTACAGATCTTTTCCAAGTCAATTACAAATAACAGATTCAGCAGAGTATGGCGTAGCTGAGTATAACGTGGCTGAGTATAGTTTAGGTACAGTTTCTAGCGGCCCTATAAAACTTCCTGTAGGAGGTTCAGGTTCAGTACTTCAGATAGGATTTGAAGCGGCTCTTAGTGGAAATGAAATTTCAATTCAAAAAATAGATGTTTATGCTAAACAAGGCAGGATTGTATAATGACTAACTACACAAAACTAACAGACTTTGCAAGTAAAGATGCACTTTCTAGTGGAAATGCTCTTAAAGTTGTTAAAGGTGCAGAAATTAATGCTGAGTTTGTAGCGATTGCATCAGCTATTACAAGTAAAGCAAACACAGCAAGTCCTACTTTAACGGGTTCACCTAAAGCACCTACACCATCTAATAATGATGACTCTACGAATATAGCCACTACCGCTTATGTACAAAATGAGTTCACAGGTTTAGGGGGGACAGCATTAACTTTTACTAGTGGTGCTCTTAACTTAGATAACACAGCAGTTACGGCGGGTAGTTATGGTAGTGCAACTCTAGTTCCAGCAATTACTGTAGATGGGCAAGGACGTATTACTGCCGCTTCAACAAATGCAATTGATCTATCATCAAAGATGTATACGTTTGCTGTAGCCGATGATTCTGTAGCAACACGAGATGTGTATCTAACTACAGGTACGTGGCAAATTCTTGTGTTACATATTGTTGGTGGATACGATACAGCATCAGAATTTAATTTTGACGTAACACGGGCTGTGACTGTTAACAGTACAGACGTAACAGCTACTGCTAAATTTATTAGAACAGGTAGCTCTGGGCTTGGAAGATGGGAAACAGCTACTGATCTTGCAATAGGTTCAACAAGTGTAACGGAAGCAGGGACGTTTACTATTTCAATTGCTGCTCCAGCAAACGTGGTACATACAACAACTTTTCGTTGTCAAGTAACTTTAGAAAGAATTTCTGACTAAATGAAAATACCTGTAGCGGTACAACCTGCGTACACGATTTACTATGAACACTTTGCAGGATTAACATGGACACACGCTGATGTACATAAGTGGACACCTCAGATTCAAAAAGAATTTAAACAAGTACATGGACTTTTGCAAATGATATTAGATGAACCGTTTTACTGCTTAACTGATAACCCTAAGCTAGAGAAGTTTATTAAACTCCTTGGCTATGAGTATGTAGAAACTGTAATTGGTGAGGACGGCCTAGATAGACCTATGTGGAGATTTATAAATGGGTAATTTATTTGGAGGAGGCGGCAATGCAGTCTCACAAGAAGCTATCAGAGAAGCGTCTAGGCGTGCAGACGAATCTTACTTCAAGCCCTTTGCTGTTAAATCTTCAGCGGGTACGGGAGGATATGATCCTGAAACCGGGACGTTTAGTTCAACACTGTCTCAACCGTATCAAGATATTCTTGGTTCCTCTCTTGGGGGCGCACAAAACTTCTTTCAACAGGCGCAAGCTTTTGATCCTCGTCAACGTGGTCAAGAGATCTTTGATGAGCAGTCTGCCTTACTACAACCTCAGTTTCAACAACAAGCACAACAGCTACAACAGTCTTTGTTTGGTGGGGGTAGGTTAGGCTTGCGTATGGCAGGCGAGTCACAAGGCTTAGGTGCAGGCTCAGGCATGGTTAGTCCTGATGCACTCGGACTTGGTAGAGCACAACAGCAGACACTTGCACAAGTAGCGGCTGGATCAAGACAACAAGCTCTTGGTGAGCAAGGTCAGTTGTTTGGCTTTGGTTCACAATTGCTTGGTGCAGGTCAAGGTATTAGTGATATGGAACGTCAACTACTTGCTCAAGGTGTGGATTCTGAGACAGCTCGTGCGGCGGCGGCATACGGTGCAGGTAACCTTGCTATGAAACCTTATGATATGGCGGCACAACAGGCAGAAAATAAAAAGAGCAGCAAGATGAACATGTTTGGTCAAATAGCTGGATTAATGTTTGGATAAAATGTTAACTAATTATTTAATCAAAGATATAAAAGGAATTTATTAATGGCTACTAGAGATCAAGTATTAGGAATGTTCGGAGCAAGGCCAGATCAAATTATGGCGGCAGAACGCCAGCAAACTTTATCTAATATGTCTCAGCTTAACCCTGCTCAACAAGCTGGTCAAGGGATTGGCTTAGGATTACGGAAACTTTTTGGCATGCAATCTCCTGAGATGCAAATGGCAGAAAAAATGCAAGGGGCTATGCAAGGGATAGATCCTAATGATGCAACACAACTTCGTACCTTAGCACAAACGGTTGCAGAGTTTGCGCCTGAAAGAGCATTACAAATTGCTAGTTATGCTAATGAATTAGAAAAACAAACTACAGGGGAAAGAGTTAATTTCCCAATGATTGTAGGTTATGAACCTATAATGAAAGTAGATGCGTTTGGTAATTCTGTCAAAGCTGGAGACAAACCTGTTTATAGAGATGTCCCACACACTAAGAATGCAGATGGTAAATATGTTCCAATGAAAGAGTTTACTCAGCCAGAAACTTCTGCAAGTGAAACTCCTCCTCCTCCTTCCGCAGATGGTGTTTTTAACATTGATACCGGAGTAGTAGAATTAGGAGCAACAGGGTCTGGTGTCGTGTTACCCGGAGAGCCATTGCCACAACCAGAAACTCAACCACAAGGAGTTTTTGATCCCGGCGTTGCTGTGCCTATGACGGGAATACCGGGACAAGAGCCATCTACTGGCCCTCAAAGAACAGGTAATTTTATTCCAGAAGACACTGGTATCCCTACACAAATGCCTAACATAGAAGGCCAAGTGACTTTTGGCGATCCAACAGAGTTAAAAGCTGTAAGTGATGAGCTGAGAGATCAAATTACTGCACTTAGTAACTCTGATGATCCTGAGAAAGATGCAAAAATTGCCGCACTTAAAAAGAAAAGAGCACAAGTTTCTAAATTAATTCTTGGTAGTAGACGACAACTTGCGAGTAAAAATCCTTTAGGTGGAATACGCTAATGCCAATTAGAATTGAGCATCCTACATATGGGATAATAGAATTTCCTGACGGGTTTACTGAAGCGCAAATGAATAATGCTTTTGTTAATCTGGATGCTCGTGAAGGTAAACAGTACGGTATTGGTGAGACTATGTATCGTGCCGCCGAACGAGGTTTTACATCTACTGCCCGTGGGATTGAACAAGCAATCACTGGAGAGATTGAAGATGGTATCTTTACCGATGCTTCAGATCCTCAAAAAGAACGTGAACTTCGTGTAATGCTTGAGCAGAATCCTGTTTCTGGTTACTCCGCATTAGTAGGTGGGTCAGTCTTTGATCCTGTTACATTACCATTTGCATTTACTAAACTAATTAAACTAGGTAATGCTGTAAAAACAGGAATGGCTCGTGGTGTTTCAGGCGGTATAGTTGGCGGTGCAATAGAACCTACCTACGATCAATACGGTGATTCACAAGTTATGAATATTGTAGCAGGTGGAACACTCGGTGGTGCATTAGGCGGTATTGTAGGTAAGTTTATTTCTAAAGCTACAGAAACTGATGTTGTAGATGCAGGTGGTGGACAAGTTAAACTATCTGAAAAAGCTTTAGACCGCGAATTACAAAAAGGTACATTAGAAGATGAAGTTAAACAAGCAATCTCTGATGTAGAAGTAGCTGGTATTGAAGCGCGTGTTGGTGCGTCAATGCAAGAGTCAGGTGCAATTAGTGATATTCAAAAACTAAGTGAACAAGTACCTACTCGTCCAATGGCAAATGTGCCTAAACCACCTGAGCGTGTATTTAATCCTGTTGCTAGTTTACGTGAAGAGCTTAGTACTGTAGCAATGAAAGCACTACCTAATAGAGAACTTGGAGTATTACAAGGTTCTCTTAATTCAGTAAATGCTCAACTTGCAAAAGCTCAACAGATTGCAGGAACTCGAAAAACTGTTGCGGCAAAAGCAAGAGCAGAAGCTAGTGTTCAAAAGATTAAAACTACTCGTGACAAAATTGCAACTCAAGTTAATCAAGCAAAAGCAGGAACAACTGCTCAAAGACATTTAAATATCCTAGAGTCTGGACGTATTGAAAAACTTCCAAAAACAACTCAAGCTAGATTATCAGAATTAAAAACAGAAGCAGGTGTTAATACAACAGAACTTGCTGAAGCAGTGGCAATACAACAGCAACGGTTACCCGAACCAGTTGAACAAGCCATTACAGATATTAATACAAGAGTTGCAAGTAAAGTTAATCCTATTGAAACTAAACCTATTGTTCCTCTTGGTCTTGATGCTCGTCCGGGTGTTGGCTCTACAGGAACTCGTCCATCTGCTCAGTTTGATGCAACCTCTCCAGATGCTCCGGGAGCAGCGGCGGTGCAGAGAGCAGTACTAGGTAGAGCAACTCCTCCTCCATCTGACCGTGCAGATATTATTGGAGCTACCCAAGCAGAACGTAAGTTTCATTCTCGGTTACAAGGAGAATCCGCAGAGCAGTTAGTGCGTTTGCGTAATGAGACACATGGTCGGTACTCATGGAACAATGTAGTCAATGCTGGGGTCGCTGTTCAAAATAAAATACTCAAAGACTATAATGATCTTGCTGAATGGTTAGCAGAGAATCAGGAGAAAGTTTTTAATGCGGCAGAGTTAGAAGCCATTACTCCTTTACTTAAGGAAGCACAACAACGAGTGTTAGATGCTCGAAAGGTTGTATATTATTTAGTACGTGAAGGAAAACTAGATTCGCCCGAAGGACTTAGAGTTGCTCAAGATCTTCAGTATTATAATTTCATTAATAATGCAGGGTTTGTAGCACAGAAAACTAAAGCATCAAATATTATGTCACAGTTCCGTAAAATGAATAAAGAGATAACGTTACAAGAAGGTGATCTTCAGCGTGGTAAAGAAATTACAAATATTATGTTTGGAGTACAGTGTTAATGGGTAAAGTTATGTCAGATGCCTGTATTGCCACACTAACAAGAGTAGGTAATTTTGTTCCAGACGAAAGTCTTTCCCGTGAAGCAGAGCTAGAAGCTTTAAAGGATGCTATTGGTGAGATAGGAAAAAGAAAAACTTTTGCAGACTATGGACTTGAAGGAGTTATTAACGGTTACCTTTCAGGAACAATGACTCCTATTGCAAACGCTTTATCTATTGCAGTACAGAATCTGTTACGTCCAACTGTGTATGCTGTTGGTGCGTTAACAGATGCGACTAAACTGACTAAAGGTAATCGCAGTATGAGCGAAGCTTATGCTATGTTGCAAGCCGCAACAGAAGGGTTTACTGCTGACTTACATTACTTTAGAACTGGTTGGTTGCGTGGTTACCCTATTGATGTTGATGGTTCAGTTAATGAAATTGCAGGAGCCACAGGAAGAACAGTTAAAGAAGTTAGACAATCAATTACAGATGCTTATGCAAGAAGAGCTGTTTTAGAAAAAGGACTTAAAGAAGGTAGTGATGAATACACCTTGCAGTATACAGCCCTTCGGGAAAGATCTGTTCCTCCAGATGAAATGAGAGCAATGGAAAAAGAATACATCCATGAAGGCTATGATTATATTCGTAAAACTATTCCGGGACAAGGTGGGGAAGTTGTTCGTATTCCTACTAAACTAACTGTTGCTATTGATGAGTATGGTAAAGCTAGATTTAGACGACAGAAAGTAGCACAACTTGCCGCGCTTAAAGCACGCAAGGAAGCAGGTGGAGATGACGTTCGCTATCGTGAGTTGTTAGATTCTTATAAAAAAGAAGCATCTGTAATCACTAATGATTTTGGTGAAATGCGAAAAGTTTTTGGTCGGACTTTTGGTGATTCCGAAGATGACTTCCTGCCTTATACAACAATCAGAGAGTTTGCATTAGATAATACATTTCAATCTAAGCTATACGGTATACCTGCACAGATTCAAAAATTAAAGAATGAAGGTGGGCCAACATCTAGGTTGTTACTAGGTACTATGGTTCCTTTTGTTAAGACTCCTTGGAATATTCTTAAAGAAGGGGTGACCTACGTTCCGGGTTTGCCGTGGCTTAACCGACCTGTCTATGCTACAGGAGGTGTTCCAGTTAAGATGAGTGCTGATGAGTTGATACCTCGTCAGGTCTTAGGCTTGGGAATGTTTACTGGTATCATGTCTTTGTATGCCGCAGGTCGTGTGACGGGAGCACCTCGTGATGGTGCTGAAGCGCAATCATGGAAAGATGAAGGTAAACCTGCATTTGCAATTAAGATGGGTGATACATGGATTCCTTATCAAAGGATTGAGCCAATTGCTACGGCTTTTGGATTAGCAGGTGATCTTCAAAGAGCAGTAGAAGAGTATAGTGCTGATCGTAATCCTGATAAAAAACTATGGGGCGATTTGTTTACAGATATTATGGTTGGACTTAAATATAATATTATGTCTAAGTCTTTTATGGAAGGTTTCTCTTTAGTCTTGGAAGCCGCAACAGATCCTGCTCGCGTAGATGAGCGTGTAGCTTCTCAGTTACTACGTCCATTAACTCCTGCAATTGTTAACGAAGCCGCACGTATCCTTGATCCACTTGAAAGACAAGCAAGTACTCCACTTGAAAAACTTCAGCAACGTATTCCGGGAATGCGTGAGCAACTACCAGTAGAGTATGGTTTGTATGGAGGGCCGCGAGAGACCAATCGTATTCAAGCTATGACTGGCTTTGGTATTGTGTCTGACTCAGAGAGAAGTCCATTACAAGTAGAACTAGGTCGCTTGAACTATACCAAAGGTCGTGTCGGAGATAAAATAAAAAGCGTTGATCTTAGTAATGAACAACTAGGTAAGTACCGTCAACTTGCGGCAGAGCGTTTAACGCCTGTCCTTACTGACCTAATTCAAAACCCAAGCTGGGCTAAATTACAAGACTCACAAAGACGCAAAGTTTTAGATAATCAAATTAATAAAATAAAATCAGGTGTGAATAAACAAATATTTGCAGAACTCTATCGCTCTGATAAAGACATGGCGAAGAAGTTTTATAATGCAGTTCTAAAACAGAAAGGATTAGAAGATGTTCTACCATTCCAGAGATAAAAAAAAGCCCCCGAAGGGGCAAGTCACTGGAGAGTGAACTATAAGAAGATTACCAACCCCAATCTTCACCTTCTAAACCTTGTGCGTTATAATCGGTTACCCGTTTCTCGAAAAAATTCGATAAGCTAGATCCACCAAGCAACTCTTCCATCCAAGGCAGTGGATTGTCTTTGACTTTCCAATTCGGTTTGAGACCAAGCTGGATAAGTCTCCGATCAGCCAAGTATCGAATGTATTGTTTAACGTCCGTAGCTGAGAGTCCTTCCAAGTCACCAAGTTCATAAGCCAAGTCGATAACTTTATCTTCCAACCTGATAGACGTTCTAAACATATCAAAGATAGTTCTTTTAAATTCATTATTAACAACTCGTGGATGCTCCTCTGTAAACGCTCTAAATAATTTAGCCATGCCTTCTGCGTGTTGAGACTCGTCACGCACTGACCACTCAACTACAGTACACATACCGGGCATCTTACCCTGCCGTTGATAGTTCAACAGCATTGCAAATGCACTGAATAAACTTACACCTTCATTAAGAACACTACGCGCAATAGCCAGTGCAGTTCCTGAGATACTATGTACGTCAATGTCTGACATGAACTCTACCTTGTCAGCCATCTCAGAGTACTCAAGGAACGCTGTGAACTCTTCTTCTGGTAGTCCAAGTGTATCATTAAGTAAAGCATACGCACGTTGATGAATGAACTCACGGGATGCAAATGCAGTCAGCATAGCCCGTATCTCATTGTTCTTAAACTTAGGTATATAGTACTCAAGGTAGTTCGTACCAACGGCTACGTCTGACTGAGTAAACAACCTAAGAATCTGAGTGATGTGATTCTTTTCGTTTGCTGTAAGCTTGTCTGACTTCCAATGGTTGATGTCTGTTTGTAGTTCTAACTCATCTTCGATCCAGTGTATACGCTCATGCTCTGTGGCATACGTTACAGCCCAAGGATACTTAAATGGTTTGTAGGTTGTATTACTTTCCAGTAGGCTCATGTTTTTTCTCTTTTGTTTTGTTCTTGTAATTTGCGTATCTCATTGTTTAGATCTACAATCACGTTACGACAATCGTTTAATAATGTTTTGTTAAAAGGATCTAAGTCTTTAATTAGATCAAGTCGTTCTAACATTATTTTTACTTTCTCTTGCATATCTTACCCTTGACAACTTACACATACATCATCTTCAAAGTCCTTCAAAGCATTACGCACTACCTTAGTACCAACCTTCTCAGCAGTTACGCCTGATGTTGTACGCAAGTAGTATAATCCTTTTAATCCTTCCTTCCAAGCCTTGAGATGAACTTGATTTACAATTGCCTTATCACTTCCTGATGGGAAGAATACGTTTACTGACTGTCCTTGGCAGATGAACTCCTGTCGCTTCGCCGCATGCTCAACAACCCACGCTTGATCGAGTTCAAAGGCTGTCTTAAAAACGCCCTTTTCACTGTCTGTGAGGAAATCCAAATGCTTGACAGAGCCTTCGTTTTCAATAATAGTTTTCCACGTTTTATCATCATCTTGACCGTATCGTTGCAGTACTTCTTGTAAATATGGATTGCGTATAGTATGACTACCAGCCCTAGTCCTATGCACATAGCAATTTGAAATAACAGGTTCAATTGAAGCAGAACACCCACATAAGATACTGCTATTAGCATTAGGAGCAATAGCCAACAAGTGCATATTTCTAACACCAGTACCGTATCCATCAGGACATTCACCAAGCTCCACGCCCAACTGGTACGTAGCTGAGAGAGCTTGCGACTTAATGTCTTTGAAGAGCTTGTAGTTTTCACTTGCCGCTTCCCATGACTCCCATGCTATTCCTTTGGCTTGGAGGTATCCGTGGAATCCCATAGCACCCAAGCCGATTGAGCGTTCTCTGTAAGCTGAGAAGACAGCTTTTGAGAGTTCTTCTGGTGCGCTGTCAATAAAGTATTGTAAGACGTTATCCAAGAATCTGATAAGGTCTGCAACCATTCCGCTTGACTTCCATTCATCGTACCGCTCAAGGTTGACGCTTGAGAGGCAACAGACTGCTGTGCGTTCTTCACTTGTAGCGAGATGGATTTCATTGCAGAGGTTGCTACCATTAATTGTGAGTCCAAGCTTTTTCTGAGCGTCAGGTAAGTCTCTTCTGGCTGTGTCGATAAAGTTAAGGTATGGGCTACCAGTTCTGAAGCGAGCCTCAAGGATTCGCTGCCACAACTTACGAGCTTGGACTGTATCTCTGACAATTCCTGAACTCGGGTCTCTAAGATCCCACGGTCTATCATTTACTACGGCCTCCATAAATTCATCAGTAAGATTTACTGCATTAAAAAGATTAAAACATTTGCGATTGATGTCACCACCAGTGGGTACTTTGAAGCCTATGAACTCTTCAATGTCAGGGTGACTTACGTCTAGGTACGCCGCGTAGCTCCCCTTCCTTGTCTTCCCCTGTTTGTACGCTGTCATCTGGCTGTCGATTACTTTCATAAACGGGATCGGCCCCGGTGCTTTCTCGCTGATACCTCGGACGCAAGACCAATGCCCACCCACACCACCTCCCTTTACTGAAAGCCATGCTACTTCGCCATTGTGTTCAATAAGACTATCAAGATTGTCACCCACGTAAGTAAGGAAACAACTAATAGGCAAGCCCCGATTGCTTCTGAACTGTTCAGGTGCGTTTGAGAGGACAGGTGACGCAAACATAAACCAACCCTTTGAAGAGTAGTCATAAATGCGTTGTGCAAAATCGAGGTCACCTTGGCAATAGGCCACGCTAGCCCTTGCAAAAGCTTCTTGGGGAGAATCTTCATGGTCAAGCATGTAGTAGTCATGCATAAGTGTAACTGCTTGTTTACTAAGTCTAGCATCTCTTTCCTCATCGATGGTGATCCCAAGGTGTTGTCTCATCTAAATCTAACTCCAGTGTATCTTGTTTTTGTTCAATCAAATCTGTAAACCTATCAATTAAATCTTCCGAAGTAATCTCTAAAGTTTCCAATAAAGTTACTTCATCTAACTGTTTGAGTTTATCTTTTATTTCTTCAAGCGTAAGCATCTAGTTTACCACACTTCTATTAATTTGTCAAGATAATGTTTACACTTTTGCAAGTCTAACACGCCGCCTTTATCCTGAAAGCGAGCGATGTATTTGATAACATTACCCGTTAAGAATCCTTTGAATTGCTCCTCAGTCAGCCACTCTTCCATTGCATCCCAAGGCTGTATCTTCTTGTCGGTGTAGTGATTACCACCACGTTGATAGTCACGCGCTATTGTTTTTAATGCGGCAACATTAGAAGCCATCTCAGTTAAATCAGACATAACGATTCCTTAGATAGTTAAGAGACACAGGCATCTCATCAAATGATCCTTCATTGACTTCATGTAGCATCCAGATACCTGACCACGATCCATTTGTTTGTGGGTTAAGATACTCTTCCTCATGCATGTAATAGATACCCGCAAACAATCCTGTGATACGTGTACCATCAGCACGTTTTGCAAAACTAATTTGCCTATCTTGCACATGCCCCATCACACAACTCATGTGCTGTTTAGTCAGTAAAGAATTAGATGATGCTACTGGTCTTCCCATAACACCACTAACAAAATAATGACTGTAACACACGCCATCGATAACCACAGGCTGTAAGAACCCATACACCTCCCACCCCATTTCTTTTAATTTCAAGTCATCGAAAGACATCAGACCTTCTAGCTTAGGGTCCGCTTCAATTGCACGCGCAATACGATTCTCATGGTTACCTAATGTAAACACCAATCGTGGATTCCACTGCTTGTGTTTGTTTCTTGATAACCGTTTCTGTTCTTTCCTAATAGGCGCAAGGAACGCTT